CGTTCACTTCATCTTGACGAGGTGATGCTCATTGCTTTGACTGCTGCTGCCACTTTCAGCATCCTTGACACTTACGTTCCAAGTATGGCTGTGTCGGCTCGTTCCGGCGCCGGTTTCGGCATGGGCGCAAACCTTGTCGGTTTCCCCCGTATGTAAGTCAACATTTATACTGTCATAAAGTAGATTTATAAGTATATATTAAATTTTAAGAGGTTTAATATATATATTTCTGCAAAGTTTAATTCGTATGAATAAACTCCCATTTTAGTTCAGCGCATATCTTCTTCCAGATTTCATCCTGTTCTATTCTTTTTACTGGATCTTTTAACATAGGAAAATACGGTAGAAATTCCCTTCTCTCTAATAATTCACACATTTTATATAAAACGTAATAATAATTTAGAAAATTTACACGATCATCCGGGCAATGTTTTGCATATGGTGTCTGGATATCCATAAATAAATTACACAACTTCTCCTCCAAAGCGGGCGTCATTACTGGCGGACGAATGCCCAGTTTATCTTTAATAAATGGTATATGCTCATAATATTTATTATATCCCAATTTTTTTAAGATATCCTTTGCCTTTTTATTTGTTATATTTTCTAGGCCAATTCTCTCCTTTTTAATTTGACTTTTAATATTGATTAATACTTCTTCGGGAATTTGTGTCGTTTCTTTCGCTTGAAACTGGGCTAAAATTTCACGAAAATGATTTATCCTTTTATATGCATAAAAACATACTTCTTTGGGGGGTTCTTTGTAAGAGGGTTTTTCGTTTTCTATTAAAAATGGTGTCTGTATTGAACAGTGGTTACAAACGCAAACACCTTCATGATCTATTGGAATTAATTCCCCTCGACATTTTTCACAAGTATCATGTTTGGTTGTAAAATTGTTTATATCTAAGAATTGCACATCAATGTTGGTTAAATATTGCTGCACGTAATTTACATCTGTTGTGGTATTAGATGTACTTGTCTTCTTACTAAAAAAAGAGTGCAAGACCTTTCTTCTATTTTGACCCTGTGAAACATCTTTTTTCTTCTCAAAATAGTCAAATATAAATTTAGAATTCTGTAGCAAATATTCGTTTTTCTGACGCTTTATGGTCCCAGTCTCCTTTTTAATTTCTCTTAGACGATCCTGAATCTCTAACTGCTTTTCAATTGGGGGATTTGATGCCAATTTTCCTTTTAGCTCTTTCTTTTCTTTCAATAATTGGGGAAGCGTAATTTCTAGTTTTTTATGAAATTCTTCCATTTTTTCACTATGTTTACTATCAAGAGTCACAGATGCCTTATCAGAAACCTTTAATTTTTTCTTTGCTTTTGGCTTAAAATTCGGCATTAATTATTATTATATATTTCTATTTAATAATAAATTTAAGTTTAAACATCTTATAACCTTTCTCTCTTTCTTTTAATGGATATCCAAATACCCCTATCAAAAGAAGATTTTGATATCAATCCCTTAACATTGCAAAAAATGGCATTCGTTTTTAATGCTTTAGAGAATGGGTGGGCCATAAAGAAGAAGGAAGATCTCTATATTTTTAGTAAAAACCATGAAGGAAAAAAAGAGGTTTATTTAGACAATTATCTCAAACGATTTATGAAGCAAAACTTCAACATAAATAATTTGCTAGATGATGAAATAAAAAAATAAAATTAGGTTAATACTAAACTTAATTTTATGTCTTTTCAAAATTTTTTTTTCTTTAGCAATATTATAACTATGGGAGGAGGATTAATGCAACTTGTCGCTTACGGAGCTCAGGATGTCTACCTTACAGGTAACCCCCAGATCACGTTCTGGAAGGTAACCTACCGCCGCCACACCAATTTCGCAATGGAATCCATCGAACAGACCTTCAACGGTCAGGCTGACTTCGGTCGCCGTGTGCAGTGCACGATCTCCAGAAATGGTGACCTTGCCTACCGCACATACCTTCAGGTTACACTTCCGGAGATCGGCCAGGACGGCTGCTGTGGCACCGTGGAAGCGTGCGACCACACCTACGCCCGCTGGCTCGACTACCCCGGTGAGCAGCTTATCTCGATGGTTGAGGTCGAGATCGGTGGTCAGCGCATCGACCGCCAATATGGTGACTGGATGCACATCTGGAACCAGCTCACTTTGACCGCCGAGCAGGAGCGCGGTTACAACAAGATGGTTGGGCAGACTACGCAGCTCACCTACCTTACGGACCCATCGTTCGCTGACGTCGACTCGGCTTGTGCCAGCAACGACGTGCCGGCGGCCGTCTGCGCGCCACGCAACGCGCTTCCGGAAACCACCCTTTACGTGCCACTCCAGTTCTGGTTCTGCCGCAACCCGGGTCTCGCACTTCCCTTGATCGCCCTCCAGTACCACGAGGTGCGCATCAACCTTGAGCTTCGCCCATCGGACGAGGTTCTTTTCGCTGTCACCAACCTCACCGAGAACGGGCCCGGGATCGACCAGGCCGGCGTCAACATGGTCCAGAACGGCTCGTCCGTGAAAGACACCGTGTCTTACCAGAAGTCCCTCGTCGCCGCGTCGCTCTACGTCGACTACGTGTTCCTTGACACCGACGAGCGCCGCCGCATGGCCCAGAACCCACATGAGTACCTCATTGAGCAGCTTCAGTTCACTGGTGACGAGTCCGTTGGTTCCTCGTCGAACAAGATCAAGCTCAACTTCAACCACCCGTGCAAGGAGCTTGTCTGGGTTGTGCAGCCAGACGCCAATGTCGACTACTGCTCGTCGTTCCTCAAGAACACGAACTTGAACATGGCTCTCGGCGCGCAGCCATTCAACTACACAGATGCCCTTGACGCGCTCGTGCCATCCATCGCGGCCTTCGCAGGCTACGATACCGTAGCCGGCGGCACGTACGACAACAACGCCGCCTTCATCACGGCCTCCACGGGTATGTTCCAAGACCCGGGGGCGGACACCTTGCCGGCGCACCAGGGCAGCCAGTGGGGTGAGCGCCAATACGGCGCGTCGTGCTCGGTGCCGGCGATGTCGGTGCCATTCCCTATTTCCAAAGTCGGCGACTCTGGTGTTTCGGACGCCGGTGCCTTCGTGCTCGGCGAGACGGCGCTCAACCTTCACTGCTGGGGACAGAACCCAGTTGTCACCGCTAAGCTCCAACTTAACGGACAGGACCGTTTCAGTGAGCGTGAAGGAACGTACTTCGATTTGGTGCAACCGTACCAACACCACACACGCTCGCCGGACACAGGCATCAACGTTTACTCGTTCGCCCTCCGCCCTGAGGAGCACCAGCCGAGCGGCACTTGCAACATGTCGCGCATTGACAACGCCACGCTTCAGCTTGTTCTCTCCACCAACGCCATTGGCGGCGACCACACGGCCAAGGTGCGCGTTTACGCCACGAACTACAATGTGCTCCGCGTGATGAGCGGCATGGGAGGTTTGGCTTACTCCAACTAAATTGCTACAATCTTTTTGTTCATTTATGTATAATAATTTCCTTTTTATAAAATTATTATATCTTCAAAATGTATATGCAATTTACACAAATTATTCTTATTATTCTAGCTGTTACAGCAATATATGTATGTATATGCAATTTACACAAATTATTCTTATTATTCTAGCTGTTACAGCAATATATGTCCTACTTCAAATTGTCCAGCAAACTCAGCGCGCATCTTCCGATGTCGTATATGTATCCAGCCCTATCGTTCCTTATTGGGGACAAGGTCCGGTATGGCGTGGACCACGTCCTGGTCGTAGACGGAGACGACGTCGGCGCTTTTGGCCCTAATTTTTCTATATCTATATTTCATAATGACTATAAATGAAATATTGATTATTATCATAATTATTGTTATCTTAGCTGTCATTGCCATAACAATTTTAAGGGAAATGCGTTCAACTTACCTTATTACAACCCCTGTTAATACCCGCAATTTTGAACCAGAGTGTTGGGGGCCTTGGGGATGTCCTTCGAAGGGTCCCACAGTTCCCGCTATCCCCCAATTCCTTCCTAGAAGACGA